TCTCTTAAAAAGCAAGCAGCCCACGGGCCGAGCGGAAAGCCCGGTTCGTGGGTTTGCTTTATTAAGCACCATTAGCTCAGTTGGTAGAGCAACTGACTCTTAATCAGTGGGTCCTGGGTTCGAGTCCCCGATGGTGCACCAGAAATAGCGCGGTAGAATGTGCAAAACATTTGCCGCGCTTTTTACTATATGTTGGGCTGACTACATTTTGACTACAAAGACATAAAAAATAAGCGGCGGGCAATCCCTGAAAATGAGGGAAAGCCCGCCGCTTTTGTTATGGATTATTTAACTTGCCGGTAACTTGCTGGTCAGTTGTCTTTGCCGATCTGCTTAATAACCTGATCCGCACCGGTAGCCGCCAGGCCGGAAACAATGCCCACGGCCAGCGCTGTCAATGGGTCGCCTGCCGGGAAGTCCGGCACGTTGATGTACATGGCGGCCAGACCCAGCAGGCCGCCAAGGGCGCCGCAAATGGACGGCAGCCATTTATTGGCAAGCGGGGTCTGCTTGACAGCGGTGGCGGCCAGGTAGCAGATGACGGTGATGCAGGCAACGGAAGCGATGCCAAAAGATGCAAAATCCATGATGATTTCCTCCTATGTGTTTTGTGTGTTCAATCGTTTCTGATCGGCAAGGCCTTGGCGCGGTTGTACAGTTCTGTACCCGTACCATTGCCGCCCAGGGCATGGTAGCTGCGGTAGAGGTATTCCAGGTTCCGCATGGCGTCCGTGTCGATGCTACCCTGCGCAAGGCAGCGGGAGCACTCGGCGTACAGGCGATCGTGCAGGATAGCCAGAAGTCCGGCCTTGATGGCTTTGCGCTCTTCCTCCTGCTCTTTCACGCGCTTGGCCAGGCGGCGATACCCGGCCAGCAGTGCGGCGCAGATCAGGCCGAAGAGCCACTGCACCCAGTATCTGATGATCCAGTCCAGCACGGTCACCCCTCCACATATTCGGCCTTGTACAGCCCTGCGTCAATCAGCTGCAGCTCTGCGCACTTGCGCATGATGTACCAGGCGTCGCCGCTGGATACCGGTCCAACGTCCAGCATCCACTGGTTGCCAGCTGCACAGGTTTCGCGGTACAGGCCGGCGGAGATAAGCCCCAGCCCCTCGCACAGGGCGCGGATGGTGCTGCGGTCACCGCTGGAGATACGGCCAATGGTAATCCGCTGCTTGTCCAGCTTGTTGGGGGTGGTATCCTCCGGGGTGGGCGCGGTGTGGCCCTGCAGGCCCGCCTGGATCATCAGCTGCTCATAGTCCTTATAGACCCGGTTGCAGTCCAGGCTGG